CTGGAATCGATGGTGCCGTTGACCTCGGTTTGACGGAAGCTGCTGTCAGAATCGGTGCCTTCCTCAACGCTGATGACGGCCTGCTCCAGCTCTGCAAACGTGGACGCATCCAGCGACCGCGTCATTGCGGTGGCGGCGCCATTCCAGACGTAAATGCCGTTCTCGGCTGGAGCGGTTTGGCTGCGCACCAGGACGCGATCCTGGCTGGCCATAGTGATGCCGTCGATCGTGGCACCGGGGCTGGCCAGGTTGATATTGCCTTGGGTGCTAACCCGCGCCGAATCTTTCCACGCCAGGCCTTCGACGGCGCTGTCTACATAGCTCTTAGGTACTGCGTCACCGGCAGCCGAAGGCGTCGGAACGTTGATGACCTTTGAGACACTTTGCAGGTCGAGGTCGGTGAAAAACTTGCGTGCCATTTCAGATAAGGCGAGCTAGCCCAGCAGTTGCTGGGTTCAGTGTAACAACAGTTTGATTGGTTGTCGGATGTGCTATGTCACCGTCGATCTCTTGGCTGCCAGAATCGAGCAGCTCCACTGATGGGCGAAAGCCGAGGTTGTGGTTGATGGTCCAAGTAGTGGCAGGTGATGCCTGCGTGTGAACGTAGGCTGCGCCGCCGCCGCCGGGGCCTTGCGGGCCAGCAGTGGTTACGGTGACGACAGTGGTGTCGCCCTCGGTGACGGTGACCGTGTTAGTTACGGCGGTGACGTTTACAGAAGTCATGCCGTGTAACCCTCTGAGACGTAGATGATGCCTTCAAGGTAATACTCTTTCAAGCCACTGGGGTTGGTGAGTAGTACGTCGTAGTACACCTCATTTGGTAGCGTGGCGGTTTGCTCGTCGGTTAGCGCAATGGCGATGGTGCCGGTGACGCGGTTGGTGTAGGTGACGGTGAAGTCGGCGTATTTGGTGCTGCGATCCTGGTTCCACACTTGGGCGGCAACTGTCCAGCCGGTTAGGTTGATGGCTGCATTGGCGCTGTCATCAAACTGCAGCGTAATGCTGTGATCCGCCCGGCGCTGCAGCGAGAAGTTGTATTGGCCGGGAGAGATCGCCATGATGCCAGTCTAGGTCAGCGTGTAGATGTCATCCAACAACCCAGCCGCTAGCGCAGCAGTGAACTCCTCGGCGTCGGCAGTGGTGAAGGTGCCAGTGCTGAACACGGCGCTCATGCTGGCCTGGATGGCGGCTTCGTTGGCGCGGCCGGCTTTGGCATCACCGATCAGCGCGATGAACTCCGTGGCAAGCGTGTTCATGGGCAGGCTTGCCATCGACTGCGTGCGGATGGAGCCGTAGACGGTGCTAGCCAGCAGCGCATCCCAGAAGGCGGCGTAGCTGGGGGGAGGCGGCGGTACGGGGCGACTTTGCAGCTCAGCAATTTCCTCAGCGGTGAGAGGGATTACGGTTTGCTCGCCAGTGATAACGTTAAGTTCAATGCGGTTCATGGTCATCCTTCGTAAATGATGGCGGCAGTGCCATTATCAAAAGCGTCAGTGCCGTTGACGGTGGTGATGCGGATGCGGTCGAGGGTGGCAGACAGCTCCTTGCGTCCACCACCGTGCAGCGAAATAGCTGTGGCTCCGTCAATAATGCTCATTGAATGAGACGCTACCCATTTATTTCCCGATATGTTTGCAATGGTCATAATGCCATCGCGCAAATAAGCTGCCGATAAAGCAAAAATAATAAACCCAGCAGTAGCGCCACTAGACGCAGCAGTAGTAGTAGCACCTACTGTACTTATATAGGCGCCAGTGCTTAGGTAACCTGTTGTTTCAACTCCTCCACTGTCGCCTAGCTGTACTTGGACACCAGAACTCCCGTTTACTGAAACTTGATCAAACACTACGCTAATCCGCTTCACCCAACTAGGTATGCCAGTAAAGTCAACGCTGGTGCCGCTAGTTGTTGCAACCTCAGTAGTACGCACCAACCGACTGCGACTAGCAAAGCTCAGCGTGCCAGAGCCGTTGGTGACCAGCGCCTGATCAGCACTGCCATCAGCGGATGGGTGCGTTAGGCCGTCAATGATGACTGTATCTAGCCCAGCATCCACCTTGAATAGGTCGGCGTTGGTATCGCCTTCAATGCGGAAGTCAACATCAGCGCCGCCATCGTTAAATACCACTTCCGTGGTGCCAAACTCAACGCGCTCGACGCCGTTAGTGGCGATGCCAAGCTGGTCAGCCGCTGGCCTAAATATGCCAGTGTTGGGGTCGCCGTCAAATGCAATGGCAGGCAATGCAGCAGTGCCGCTGTCATCCGCCAGCAACGCACCAGTTAGTGTGCCGCCTGCAAGGCTCAGCAGCCCAAGGTTGGCATCAGCAAGCGTGCCAATGGTGATCCACGCATTGTTCGCAGCATTGCGGATCTTCAGCAAGCCCGTGGTGGTATCCGCCCACCACTGATAGGCGTAGGTGGTGCTGGGTTGTGCTGCGCCGCTGTTTTGGCTGACGATGGCAGCTAGGCCATTGTTTAAGTCTGAGCGGAAGGCGGCCCCGCTTTGGTTGGCAATGATGTAGTCATGTTGCGCCATTGTTAAACCTCGCGGCCGTAGCCGACTGCAGTGTAGGTGAAGTTACGATTCACGCTTGTGCCGGCACTGTTCTTAAATTCTACAGTAAAACCAGTGCGTGTAACGCCTGTCACGGTGAAGAAGTCGCCTGTGGCCATATTAAAGCCCGTCACTCCCACATTAGGCGACTGGTAGAAGGCATTGTCAAACACCACGGCATAGGCTCCAGCGCCGCTGGCTAGCGTGCCGGACTGTTCAGTGTGTAACTGTAGCTCCATCAGGCAGCCCAGCTCATCAATGACGATATTGGTATCGGGGTCGGATGATGTGGCCCTCACCTTGAATTGGAAGCCACGGCCTCGGGAGATGACGTTGGCGAATTCATTCCAGTCGCCGTAAACAGGTGTGCCGGCAGGGTCGTCGGTGGTGGTGCGCACGTACAGCGCAGCATTAACCGTGTCGATGTTGTCTTCATCAATCAGCGGCCACTCATCAATGAGCTGCACCTTGTCATCCCATAATGCTGCCGGCACTATTGGCCGGGTGACAAAACGGCGGCGCAGGTTCACGTCGTAGACGGCGCCCATATCCCAGCTACTGCCAAATTCGTACTCGCCTAGTGGGTTGACGCCGCCAACAGCATCTAGCGCCAACAGCGCATCAAAGTCGCCGTCAAGCGCCATATCATCAATGAGCTGGCCGGAATCAAGGATGAGGCCGTCGTATTCAGCAAAGTAGAACAGTCCTTCGGTGTTACCGCTGAATGGTGGATCTTCTTGGTCTTCGGCGTACTGCTTAAACAGCGAGCGTGGTTGTGGTTCGGGGAAGTCAGCGACGATGGTATTAGCCGTGGCGGAGCGGTTGCCGGTATCATCCTCAAACTTGAGCAGGTAGGTGCCTTCCAGCATCGGCACTTGCTTCTGCGTTTGCGAGCCCGCTGCAGCGGCGACAATCTCCTGCGACTGCTCCCACGTGGCGCCAGCCATGGCAGTACTATGGCGAATCAGTACCTTGCCGCCTAGCAACACGTCTAGGTCAGACGAGCGATCCCAGGTGAGCACGCCGCTGAGTTGATCGCCTGGAATGAGGCTGACATTCTCTACATCTGCTGGTGGTGCGGTCTTGCCAAAGGTTTGCTGCGTTAGGAATGCCGGCTGCACGGATGTGCTCAAGTTTGCGCCAATCGAATATACCTCGATCTCGTAAACGCCGGGCGTGGTATCTAAAATTTCAAAGTCAAGCCGCTGAATGCGCAAGTCCGTAAAGTTACCATTGGCTGGGCGCCAGCGAATCCTATAATTTTGCACGCCTTCTACGCTATCCCAATCAACAACTAGCTTGGACTTGGCAATGCCGCCTGCATCATATAAAAGCTCAACAGCAGATAGGTTATTGGGCGCTGCGGGAACAATGTTTAGATCGGTGATGTCACGCTGCTGTAGCGGCTGATCACGCTCGACGTAGTTGTATTTGCTGCTGTTATATGACAGCGCGGTGATGGCATACTTGGAGCCATCTTGCTCTGCAATGCCGAGTACGCGCCAGGTGGAGGTTTGGATGTTGGTGGTTTCATACACCCATACGCTGTTTGCACCTGGTGCTGTGCTAAATGCACTGGTGACGGTGATGACATTGCCGACGATGCTTTGTACGGCGCGAAGCTCGACAGTGCCAGCAGGCAGAATTGCTGAGATGGTGCCGGGAGTAGTCAGGCCAGTGGCATCATCGACAGTGATGGCAGTAGTCGTGGCGCTGCTGATGCGGCCGCCGCGTCTGGCGCCAGCCTTTACGGGATCGGCAATGCTGATCACTTGGCCGGGGCGCACAATAACGCCTGCATCCATGCTGGTTGCAAAGGTGACGGTTTCGCCTTCGTAGCGTTCTGAGTAGAGCAGCCACTCACCAATGCGATGCGCCTGGCCTCTGCTGGTGCAGGCGAATGCGCTGAGTTCAGTTTTCACCACGCCATACTTGGCAATGGCTTCTGCATCTTCCACCACTTCGTAAGTGATATCCCGCAGTGCTAGATCTAGGTAGCTGACCACAGCTACATTGGGCCGTGTCTTGAGGCTACTGCCGCTGTAGTTGAAGCCTTCCTCGGTTACATTGGCCAGCGTAAATAGATACGATGGATCAACAGCCTTGTCTTGCGAGACTGTCAGCGAGCCAACCGCCCAATACGGCATGGCGCGAAACACGCTACACATGTCATTGATGAGCTTGTATGCTTCTTCACTGGTTTGGATGTTGACATTGCAAGAGAAGCGGGGCTCAAAACCTCCGGAGCCATCGGGGACTAGTTCTGAGGCGTACTGGCTAGCAGAAAAGAATGAAAACTTATCTAGTTGCGCAATATCAAGGTGTTCGCCTAGCCCATAGCGCGTCGAGCTAAGCAGATCAAAAAGTATCCATGCTGGGTCGCTGCACCATTGCGCTGCGCCGAACGTGCCATTCCAGATGCCTGCATAGATTAGGCGGCCAGTAGTTTGATCAACGGTGGCATTATTGGGGATGCGCACCTTGATGCCGCGAATCAAATAACTGCGTTGGGGGATGTTGTTGAACTGCTCGGCGTCAATGCGAATGCCAACTAATGCGCTGTTTGGATAGGCGATCCGGCTGTAGATGATCTCCGTGTAGCTGGTCCAAGTGAACTCGTTAGACAGGCGCAGGTCGCTGCTATCTGCGCTGATGCGCACCATGCGCACATCCACGGGGAATGCACCACTGAGATTTACGAGGTATGCCTTTTGGTACGGGTCGCCAGTGCGGCCTGATACGGTGTCTGCAATAACAGTGGTAAAACCGCCGCCGTTGTATTGAATTTGAATTTGCAGGCTAAATGATTGCCCAACGGTGTCGCCTTCGTTGGTAATTTCTTCTAGGCGCGGCACGCTAATGGTGATGCGCACTGCATCAGTTTGCGAATCAGTGATAGTACGCGTTACAGGGCCGTCATTGCGGACAGTGACGCCTACGCTGCGTTCATCTTCAATCTCACCAGCAAAGGGAATGGCATCTTGGTTTTGCGTGCCATTGCGCGTGTATACAGTTACGTTTTGAAAGTTGTACGTGCCGTCTGGATTTTGTAGTGGGGTGTTATCTAGAAAGATGCTTTTGAAGCCATCCTTTAAGCCTGCAATTTCACCTTCACTGATTAGGTCGATTAGCTCTGCATATTGACGTGAGTCAAGGCTGTCAGTGGCAGTTGTCGGGGTGCGGGCGGTGCTACCGCCGCCGCCTTTACCCATGCTGCCACCAGCGCCAGCAATTAGCTTGGTCATGCGGCCACCTGCACGGTGTCAATGCCAGCGGAGATAACTACGCTGCCGACTAGCGTCTCGCCGTAGACGATGGGCACCGGCACGCCTTGGCGGCTGGTGTTCTGGATGCCGCTAAAGCTGTAGGACTTGCGTGGATCGTCTTGCTGATCTATACCTTGCGGCACCTCTGGCGTCGGTGTTAGGAGCTGGGCGACGCCGCCGAGCAGCAGACTGGCGCCCGCAAGGCCGACAGCGGTTGCAATGCCAGAACCAGCGGCAGCAATGCCAAGTGGGATAATCAAAAATGAAAGCGCAATCAACGCCACGCCAGCAATAATGTTCCACTCACCCCCAGCACCA